TAAGTATGGCAAGCCACCTGCTTTAATGTCAAACCCCAATCTATCTAGTACACCACTTAACCCGGTAATTTCACCTAGTTTAGAAAGACCCTCCATGGCTCCGGCATTTTGTGTTATACCTGTTGCTTCACCGATGTTTGATAAAAACCTAGTTCCGGCGGCCCCGGCGTCTTGTGCAAACCCTGCTCCTAGTTCTCTACCCTTATTGATAGAACTAGTTCCAAATGATGATATACTTTCTAAAAATCCAGCCATGTCGTTTTGGTTCCTTTTCTTACAATTATTTATTGCATTTATTAACTGCGTAGTTTATAATAGTACTTATATCCGGAGAAAAATATAATGATTAGACAGAAATACTTAACAAACAAAGACCTATTACACGAGATTTGGAAAAGCAAGAATACGTTTTCTTCGTTTCAGGATGAAAAGTATGCACAATACGACATTATTCTTGCAAGTTTAGAAAAAGTTAATAGACTTTCAATAGCACAGGCTAAACGTAATCAAGCAGAACGCATTGGTAAAGAAGCCTATGCAGAAGCAAAAGAAAACAAACAAAAGGTAAAACTAGCAGAAGTTACACCTGATTGGAAAAAAATTGAAAAAACAGACTTGGTTTTTAGGATTATGACATTTGATCATGTTCCAGAAGAGCCTGGTCGCAAACGCAAAACAAAGACGGTAGCAGATAAACATGCAAAATGCAACTTTCCACCATTTCAACATTGGAAGTATGATGAAAATGACAACCTAATTTGTGTTGGCAAAAGTCACTGGCAAGGCGGAGTACATAACGGCCATTTTTCTGTGAGTCATGGTAGAATGACCGAAGATTTAGGACGCATGTTCCTAAAACTTGCCGATCGATATGGTACACGAAGCAACTGGCGTGGTTACACATACAATGACGAAATGAGGGCACAGGCTGTGCTACAACTTTCACAGATTGGTTTGCAGTTTGACGAAAGCAAAAGTTTAAATCCATTTGCTTACTATACTGCGGCAGTTACCAACTCCTTTACGAGAGTATTAAACATAGAAAAGAAAAATCAAAATATTCGCGATGATATCTTGCAAGAAAATGGTTTAAATCCTTCCTTTACTAGACAAAACGAAAATGTTTTCAAAGAGGATAAAGAAAAACTTGCAGAGTTCTATAAAACAATGAGAAAGCCAAAAGCAGATTATTAGGTTGACAACTATACATGGTTGGCCTTATAATTGTAATAATTGAGGAAAAGTATGGCTAAAAATTTATTTAAAAAAGCCGCGGTGTTTACTGACATACACTTCGGACTTAAAAGTAATTCTAAGGTTCATAACGACGATTGCGAACGTTTTGTAGATTGGTATATCGAACAAGCAAAAGCAAACGGCTGTGATGTAGGAATATTCACAGGAGATTGGCACCATAATAGAAGTGCATTAAATTTAACCACAATGGATGCTAGTTTGCGTTCATTGGAAAAACTGGGTGCGGCGTTTGATAATTTTTATTTCTTTCCAGGAAATCATGATTTATACTACAAAGATAAACGTGAAATTCATTCTGTAGTATTTGGCAAGCACGTACCAGGCGTCACGGTGGTAAATGAACCACAGGTAATTGGTGATGTTGCACTTGTGCCATGGCTTGTTGGTGATGAATGGAAAAATGTTGTAAAAATGAAGTGTCGTTATATGTTTGGACACTTTGAACTTCCTCATTTTAAAATGAACGCTATGGTTGAGATGCCAGATACAGGCGAAGTAAAAGCAGATGACTTTAAAAATCAAGAACTAGTTTTTACTGGACATTTTCATAAACGTCAGAACAATCGAAATATTCATTATATTGGAAATGCTTTTCCTCACAATTATGCTGATGCATGGGATGATGAACGTGGTATGATGATTCTTGAATGGGGAGGACAACCGGAATATCTTAATTGGTCCGATTGTCCAAAGTATAGAACCGTAAAATTAAGCAATTTGCTTGATAATACAGAAAGCATACTAAAACCAAACAATTTATATCTAAGAGTTACACTAGATATTGATATATCGTATGAAGAAGCAACATTTATTAAAGAAAACTTTTCTAAACAATACGATATTAGAGAAATTAGTTTGTTACCTGATACAGAAGATGTTGATGACGCACTTACAATCGAACGAGGAGAGACTGAATTCGAAAGTGTTGATCAAATTGTTACAGATCAAATAACAAAAATTCAAAGTGAACAATATCGTCCTAATATATTGCTAGACATTTACAGGAACTTATAATTTATGTTTAAAATTAAAACCATAACGGTAAAAAACTTCATGAGTGTTGGGAATTCAACACAAGCAGTTGACTTTGACAAAGCACATTTAACACTTGTCCTAGGTGAAAACATGGATTTAGGTGGCGATGATGCTGGATCACGTAATGGTACAGGTAAAACAACAATTATTAATGCATTAAGTTATGCACTTTATGGCGAAGCATTAACAAAAATACGTAGAGAAAATCTTGTAAACAAAACAAATGGTAAAGCAATGCTTGTTACCGTTGAATTTGAAGTTAACGGAAAAACATATCGTATTGAAAGAGGCAGAAAACCTAATATTCTTAAATTTTATGTTGAAGATGTTGAGTCTGTTGCAGATGATGTAGATGAATCACAAGGCGATAGTCGTAAAACACAAGAAGAAATTGAAAAATTATTAAACATGAGTCATACCATGTTCAAACATTTGGTTGCTTTGAACACTTATACAGAACCATTCTTGGCTATGACCCCTAATAATCAACGAGAAATTATTGAACAACTGCTTGGCATTACTATTTTGTCTGAAAAAGCAGATCGTTTAAAAGAACAACAAAAAAATGTAAGAGATGCAATAGCAGAAGAAGATGCAAAAATTAAAGGTATCGAAAGTGCTAACCTTGCTGTTCAAGAAAGTATTAACAATTTAGATATTAAAAGTAAAGCATGGGATGCGAATCAAACAGAAGAAATTGCTAGATTGAGCAAGGCAATATCTAGCCTAATACAAGTTGATATTGAAAAAGAAATTCAAGCACATAAAGACTTAGAAATATGGACAACTTCTAATAACGAACTTACAAACTTACAAAAAGAAAAAGCAAGTTTAGAGTCAAGTCTTTTACGTGCGGATCGTGAAGTTAAAAAATATGAAAAAGAACTAGAAGACATTGGTAGTAAAAAATGTTTTACATGCGGACAAGATCTGCATGACGATGCACACGCGGATTTATTAAAAGAAAAAGAAAACGATGTTAAGGAAAGTAAAACATATTTTGACGGTATTCAACTACAACTAGATGAAGTTGTTAAAAAAATTGACGACATTGGAGATATCAACGGAAAGCCTAAAACATTTTATGATACTGCGGAAGAAGCATTTAATCATAGAAACAATCTAGCAAGTTTAGAGGATCGTAAAAAAGAAAGAGATGAAGATGTTAATCCTTACACTGAACAAATTAAGGAATTAAAAGAAACAGCAATTAAAGAAGTAAGTTGGGACGTTATGAACGATCTAACTAATATGAAAAATCATATGGATTTCTTGTATAAACTGCTTACAAGTAAAGATTCATTTATTCGTAAACGTATTATTGATCAAAACTTGTCGTTCCTTAACAAACGTTTACAATACTACTTAGATCGTACAGGATTACCGCATCAAGTTAAGTTTCAGAACGATTTAACGGTAGAAATTACAGAACTAGGACGTGACTTAGACTTTGATAACCTCAGTAGAGGTGAACGAAATAGACTCATCTTAAGCCTAAGTTGGGCATTTAGAGATGTTTGGGAAAACTTATATCAAAGCATTAATTTGCTGTTTATTGATGAACTTATTGATAGTGGTATGGATACTGCTGGTGTTGAAAGTTCGATTGCTATTCTTAAAAAGATGGCACGTGAACGTCATAAAAATATCTATTTGATTTCACATAAAGAAGAACTAAGTGCTAGGGTTAATAATATACTAAAAGTTGTAAAAGAAAACGGATTTACTAGTTACGAAACCGACACAGAGGTAATTGATGCATAAACCAACAACACACGAATTGCTGGTTCAAGCAATTATGGATTACTACAACATGAACGAACGTTGGGAAGCAAAAGGCTTTGATGAAAACGGACGTAAAGTGCGTTCAATTCTAAGCGATATTAGAAGGCTATGCACACAAAGGCGTTACGAAGTACAGGATAGACGCAAAGATCTCAAGGCAAAAAAGAAGGCAAATCAGAATCAAGACACCGAAAATTAAGGCACGGTAAGTATCACTATGGAGTGGACTTATCAGGGCAAAATTATCAACGAACTTCCAGAAGATTGCGAAGGTTTTGTCTACTTGATTACCAACACTACCAACAATCGCAAATATGTGGGCAAAAAACTAGCGAAGTTTAAGAAAACCCGCCCACCACTTAAAGGCAAAAAAAATAAAAGGCGTTCAAAAGTAGAAAGTGACTGGAGGGACTATTGGGGATCTTCAGATCATTTGATAGCAGACGTACAGGAACTGGGTGAAGACAAATTTACCAGAGAAATACTTTATATTTGCAACAGCAGAGGCTTAATGAGTTATCTAGAGGCTAGAGAACAATTTGAACGCAGGGTATTAGAAACAGACGATTATTATAACGGCATTATCAACGTAAGAGTAGGCAGTTCAAAAATCCTCAAAGAAGCACTTCAAAATCTAGGCAGTACAAACAGCACACAAGGTTAGCGGGCCAGTTTAGTAATACCGCTGAGTAAAAGGTCCCCTGAGAAGGACACTCGTACACGTTAATCGACCCCCATTGGGAGATAAGCCATCAAAAGAATTGGGCCTACTGGTTAGCGTAGATTGAATGCTGTCAATCGAAAACACTATGTTTGAAAAAACTCCTTGCAACGGAACGAGGCGGGAGGTAGCGTAGAAGACCGCGAAGCGGTTTGCGGTAGCAAAGCGATTTGTAAAGCAGATTTTTACGTGATGTTGGTGTAGGTAGGGGAAAGGCCAAAGCCCCACAAACGTGTGTATAAACAAATAACCTACTTCCAAGTCTTGGCTGTGACGAACTCACATGATGTTCAAGATTAGATGGAACCATTTAGTAGGTTCCGTCTGACTGAAACAATCTACATGATGCTAAAAAATTACTTCGTAATTTAAATCACTTAAATATATGCAAAGAAATAAAGGTGTTTGAGCGATAGCGAAAACACAGATGAACGCAGTTCATCTACTAATCAAACTAAATAACGTTACTATGCATATAAATGAATTATCAATCGAAAAAGACGTACAAGAAGCACCATATGGCATTGCTTCGAAAGCCGCTGACACTCTAAAAGGGTTGAACCCATTTAGCAAGGTGGGTCGTGATACCGCTGATAACAAGAGAGCGATCGGCGATTTTATGAATACGATTAACAGAGAATTTGCAACGGATGTTAAGACCAAGGGCGTTACGCCTACCCTTGACATGCTGATTGACTTTTTGGATTCTAAATTTCCACCGGCGGGTGCTACCGCACCGCAACAGGCACAGCCTGCTAAGACGGATGCTCCGGCACAGGATCCTAAAACACAACAAATTAAACAAACGCTGGATAAAGCAATACAATCACAACTGCAACAACTATCTCCCGCTGAAAAGCAGTATCTTATTAAGGGATTGCAGTCAGGTAAAAGCAATGTACCAGCAAATGCTAAACCACCCGTTAAGGATGGACCATTTAATACATCACAAGGAACTGGCAACAATCAGGGAGTTACAAAAACAGCATGAAGATAGATCAACTTACATTTGAAGCGCCGGCTGTTATGCCAACGGTTCCAGGTGCTCCTGCACAGACCATGAAAGCACAACAGGCTAACACGCAACCTGCACAGGATCCTAAAACACAACAGATTAAAACACAGGTGCAAAAAACTGCACAACAACAGCAGGCCAATCCAAATGAATATGTTTGGAAAGGTGCCCAATGGGTAAACAAAGCAACAGGCAAGGTAGCAACACGTGATGTTGCGGCTAAACTGGGCAATCCTAAAATAGACGAACTTATAGCACAGATACTAAATGCAAAACAGCAGGATTTGGTATTGCAATTTTTACAGGGTGCTGAAAAAACACAGCAGGCGGCCAAACAGAAAGTTCCGGCTAACACGCAACCTGTCAAACAGGGAATGTATGAAGCGGATCAATCTCGTGTGAATGCTATCGCTAAAAAATATCAAATTAATATAACGCAGGGGCTTTCAACCAAGGATATTGAACGTGTTGTAAAGGGCGAAGTTACTGACGCTGTCAAGGATGACAGAATTAAAGTAGGACAGGGCAAACCTTCCGCAATGGCACACCTAGGCAAGCAGTTTAAGGCAGGAGCAGATGCTGTTGATGCACCATTTAAAAAAGGCAAGGACATGCTTGATAAGATTGAAAAAGCAGTTGGTAATGATCCAAGTACAGGAAGACCAGACCCGTTGTTCAAAGGCGGTGGAATGGGTGGAGGAAGTTCTTCCGCTGACAAATCAAAAACCAAAAGCGGCATGAGCAGACTGCGTCAGCAGTTGGATATTCGAAATCCCAATCTAGCAATTAGTGGTATGGACAAAATGCAAAAGGGCGAAAAGCCTAATCAGCAGGAACTTGCTAACATGGCACCATTGCTTGGATTCATGAAGAATGCTATTCAGCAGGATCCACAGCGATTGGTACAACTGATTCAAAAATACAAAAAATAATTTAGATTACTACCTGTCCGGTTTCTTTGGATGTTTCCACGTGAGCGCCAACCA